CCAGCACCAGAGTCAAAATGATCTTGGTCAGGATCTTCATGCCACCTGCTCCCATTCGCTGTCGTCGACCTGCACGTACTCGCCGGTCTCGTCCTGCTTCCACACCGACAGCACCTGGGTACGCCGGCCCTGCTTGGTCTGGTAGTCAACCACCTGCCGGACGGCCTGCTGCGGAGTCGGACCTTTGCCGAAGCTAAACCACTTCCGGTTCTGCCGCGGGTTGTCCGCCAACGTCTTGCACCACACCTTGAACTCACAGCCTGAGATCCGGTAGCTCATCGCTGCACCTCTTTCGGGCTGAGCGCCTTCGCAACCACCGACACCACGGCGCCGGCGACACAGATCCAAGTCAATGTGCTGTGCGGGTCCACGATCAGCAGCACCGCTGCCAAGGCCACCGCCACGATTTGAATAAGCCAACGAGCCATCATCGAGTCTCCTTGCCAGGATTTGATCTTGAATCAATCCTATCGGAGCACCACCCGTTGTCAAGAGTTTTCAGCCGGAACGTCCCCCAGCAAGGTTGTGAACATAGCTGGCCGTCACCTTAAACTCGGCAGCCAGCTGCGCAGCTGGCTCGCCGTCCTGGTAGCGGCGGATGATGTCCTCCCTCTGCCTTGCGGTGAGCTTCTTGCTTCTCTTGGTGTACGCCTTCCCCCAGTTATCGCTAGGGAAGCCGGGGGCTGTCATCGGTTCGCCGGCAGCGAGCAGCGCCACACCCAGAAGTCGACCTGGGTATCGACACCACCGCCAGCCGTCCAGTAGTCGTGATGGAAGAACCACACACCACCCAGCCGCAGCTCGCCAGCATCGGAGAACGTCTCACCCGGCACACCAGCATGGAGCGAGCCGGAGAACGACACCGCGCCGTCCTCACCCATATGCCACGAGCCACCGTCAGACGTCTGGATCGAATAGATCGCCGGACCCTCAGCGTCAGCCGGCCAATCCCACACGTGGCTCACTCGGCGCTCAACACCATCAGCGAACACGACCCAGTCACCGACACCAGGCTTGATCCTCCTGAGCACACCAGCAGCTCGACGGGCCTTGATCTGCTCATCCCGCTCATCTAGCTCGATTGTGCTGTGCATTGTGGTTTCCATCGTCTTCCCCTTCTGGGTTCGGTTTTGTTGCTTCGGGTTACCAGTGGACCGGGCATGATTCGCACATGCCTTCGACTCGGGGTGGCCGGTTCCTCTTGGCGGTCCAGGTGGGTGGCTCTCACGTATTCGTTGGGGACGAGAGCCACCCTGTAAGGAGTGAGGGTCAGTGTTTGCCTTCACCTCCTTTCGGGGTGAGTTGGGTCCGGGCTTGGAGCCTGTAGGGACTCGGTTTGAGTTGGCCGGCTCCGTTACCGGTGGCTTATTTGGCCTGGATGTTCGTCAGGCTGGCGAGGCGGGCGACGCCGCCGTAGCCGTTGAGCATGATCGAGATGCAGTCACCGTCTTGGAGGGCCGGGTCCTGGTACAGCTCGACGGTCGTTCCGGGGCGAGCGTTGCTGCTGTCCCAGTGGTAGAACTGCCGGGGTCCGACCTTCACGGTCTCCGTCAGGACTGCTGTGTGGGTCCAACGAGCTGTCATTTCATTTCCCCTTGCCAGGTGGATTTTGCTTATGAGACAAACCTAGCGCACCGCACCCGGTTGTCAAGAGTTTGTGTGACATTCGCGGGAAAAGTTTTCAGGCGATTTTCCCCCCCGGGTGCTTCCCCTAACGCGCGCGCGGGCGTCCAAGGCCCGGCCCGCTGTCACGCAACAATATGGCGTATACCCACCGACCGGCGCGCAACATCGTTCAGCCTCCTGGAGGCGATCGTTGCGTGAACCCTGCGATCGGCGCAACGTGGTCGAGCCCCGGCAGGGTTCAGGGCCGGGGCTCGTGGGGAGAACGTCGAGAACTTCCACAGACCCAACGCCACCGCGTCGAGGGTATCAACCGCGGCGGATCTCCACAGCCCACGTGCCCGGCACGAGCTGGGCTGGGTCGTATTCGGCGGCGTACCTCCGGAATTCGTACAGCGGGTTCGTGCGCATACCCATCAGCAGGTCCTGGGAGTGGAACGGGGTGCCGACCAGGAACACCTTCGTCGACGGGAAGGTGATTCGACCGTAGCCGCGGATCCGGCGTGTGGTGCCTGGGTGGGCCATGCCGCCGACTGTGCCGAACCACCAGGTGCGCATCTTCTTCCGCTGCTCATCGGTGCGGGCCGCATCATCGGTCAGGACGTCGTCGCCGATGATCACATCAGGGTGCACGGAGCGGACCGCTTTGCCGGCGCCGGCGACCTGCACCTTTGATCCGTTGGCGTATACGACCTCCATCGTGGTGTCTTTCCGGGCGTTCTGCACCATCTCGGGTGCGACCTCTTCCATGGCGTTATTGATGCGCTCCAGGAGGCCCTTCGCCAAGTCGCCGGTGGCGCAGAACACGTAGGTCCAGATGCCTGGCGTGTAGATGCATCGGTGCACCGTCCGGTTGATCGTCAGCACCTCAGTTTTGGCATGCTCGCGAGGTGCGAGGAGTGCGAGGCGCTGGGAGCGTGCGGCTACCCGGTACCACTCCTTGTGAAACGGAGCATTGACGAACCCGCGTTTCCGCTCAGCCCATGCTGCGATCGAGTTGCGACAGATGAAGTCCTCGCGGTCCGCGGGCTGGCTGTCGACTACCAGTTCCGCGAGCGTGGTCATCCCAGTCTCTCGTGCAACAGGTCGGCCAGCTCGTCCAGCGGAATGTCGAGCTTCGCAGCGGCCAGGCGCGACTCGAAGCTGCCCTCCTGCTCAACCTGACCAGCCAGGTCGGGAAGATCCTCGTGGTTCGCGGTACCCACCGCACCGCGCTCGATTCGGACGGCGATGTCAAACAGCCTGGTGGCGTCCGCAACCGACATCGCCGCGATCTTCTTCTCATCGAACGTGTTCAGCCACGACACCATCTTGCCCAGCGCAACACTCGCCAGCTGTCGATGCCGCTCCTCCATCTTGCGCCGGTAGCGGACCTTCTCCTCCAGGTCGACGCGGCCCATGTAGATGTCGTATTCGCGGGCTCGGCTGGCCCACAGCCACGTCATCGACCATTTTCTGGCCGTCGGTCCCTTGTCGCTGACTCGGCGCTTCTCATCGTTCAGGTACGCCTGGAATGCAGCGTAGGCGTTGTCGGTCTCACCTTCCTGCCGCTCCCAGGGCAGGACGTCGGGGGTGAGCGACTCCTCACCCGGGATCGTGCCGTTTGTCATGATGAGGCTAAGTATGCATCCGCGAGCACCCGCAGCGCAGCCGCATGGTTCGGTGCCTCTCCCCTAGCCACAACCTTCTTCAGCGCCTTCAACGTGGCAGCCGCGTCGCCGGCGTGCATGTCGAGACCCACCAGTGTGGACGTCGGCACCAGGGTGCGGTCTGGGATGCGCAACTCATCGCCATCCAGGTACGACCCAGACAGGTCTTCACGGTGCGCATCCCAGACATCCAGCAGCAACGCCAGCGCCACCGCGGCGTTGCGTACGTTCGCGCTCGATCGGGCATCCTCCATCGCAGCTGAGAACCGGTCGAACTGGTCGAGGCGTGCCACCCACCGGTCGTCGGCCTTCGTCATGGTCGCCGCATCGGTGAGCGCGGCGACAGCTCGGGCGTGCTCGTCCGGAAGGAACGTCACCACCACGGTCATGAAATCCAGGTTCGCCTCCGACAGACCGGCGGTGGTCACGTCCCTAAACAGGTGCAGCAACTCGTCGTCCAAGCCGGTGGCCTTCCGCAGCTCAATGTCCTCGATCGACTCGTACATGTGGCGCAGCACCGTCGGATCGTCCTCGCCGAAGATCGCATTGTGCGCCAGCTGCTTGCTGCGCAGCTCATCCGGGGACAAGCCCTCATCAGTGACCGTAACGTCGACCTCGAACACCTCGGCGTCGATCGCGGCGCGGGTCCGGTTGTGGCCAGAGATGATGTGGAGCTTGCCGTCCGCACCCTTCCAGACGAACGGCCACTGCTCCAGCACACCCGTTTCGCGGATCGTCTTCACCAGCAGCTCGTACTTGCCCTTCGGCATGAAGTGGGCGTTCACCTCAGCCGGGATCAGCTCGCGCGGGTCTACCTGCTCGTGCCAGACCTTCACAGCTTCACCCTCTGCCAGACGACCTTGCGGTTGATGAGAAAGCCGTATAGCCACCGGCGCCCTCCGAGCCAGATGTGTGCCACCTGGATCGGTCGAGACCTGCGAAACCCCAGCGCGGCCATCTTCTGCTGCTTCCGCTTGCCCCTCATGCCCGCACCTCGAAGTTCTCGACGCCGTGCACCTCGCGGGCGTGTTCGATCAGCCAGGTTGTCGATCCCATCGTGGGGCGATCAGGCCAGGGATGGAACGGTGGCGGCAGGTACGGCGGACCGAGCTGGCCGCACGTGTCGACCCGAGGGCAGTCCTCGGCATGCAGATCCGGGTGGTCCTCCTCCGGGGTGCAGTCCGGGCAGTCGCTCATGACATCTGCTCCGCAACCGACGGCCAGATCACGTACGACGACAGGCTCAGCTCCAGGCCCTTCCGGTCCAGCTCGATGCCGATCTCGGACATCAGATAGTCCCGCAGCTCGGACCAGTCGACCTCGCTGATCGGCTTGCCGCCTTCGATCTGAGCAACGGTGAACACCATGTCGGGGTTAGGCCCGATCGGCTTCCTCGGCTCCTCCGGCTCGCTGGTCTGCTGGAGTCGCTCGATGACGTCCAGCAGCTGCCTGGTCTCACAGGGCCACGCCAATAGGCACTTCCGGCACTGGATTGGCTGGTCGGCGGCCAGCTTCCTCTCACCGGGCACGCTGATCGGGTTGCCGGCGGAATCCGTGAACGGCACATGTTGCCCGTTGAGCTTCACAACGTCGATCACCGCACACCTCCATGTTTCGCGTACCAGTCAGCGTATACGTTTTGGATTGGCCGGCGCCCGGTTTCGCCGGTGTAGCTGATCGCGTACTTGTGGCCATCCTTGCCGGGGCGCCGCTCACCGATCCGCAAGCCGCCAGTCCGGTACTTCATGGACACCTGGTTGTCGGTGAAAGCCGTCGTGGCTAGGTATCTTATGTCCCGCGACAGTGACCGGCACAGCAGCAGCCGCACCTCCTCGGACTGTGCGCACATCACGATCAGGGCGGCGAGGCGTTTGTATACGGTCGGCGCCACCGGGAAGTCGGAGAGCATGTACGCCCAAGGGCCACCGAACCTGCCGTCGTGGCTCTTGAACGCCAGACAGCCGGCGATCTTGCCGTCCAGGGTGACCGCGTAGGCGCTGGCAGGGTTGGCCGTTTTGATGCGCGGATCGAGGTACTGGACGCGCAGCCACGACAGCTGATCGGCGGTCAGCTCCAGCAGACCTACCCGCTCGTCTCCGGAAAGCTCATCCTGCGGGCCTAGGCGGGGCGTCAGCACGGGCGCCAGGGTTTCCTTGGGCACAACCACCCGGGTGGGGCCACTGGAGGCGTACAGGTACACAGGGAGCCCGTGGGCGGTCGTCTGGACCTCGCCCCTCAGGTAGTCGCGGAGGTGCTCCGGTCGCTCGCGCAAACCCAGGAACCAGTGCTTCCGGTCCATCACGCGCTCGATCAGCTGGTCCTTCTCCTTCTCACCCATCACCGTGTAGCTCGGGGCGGGCCAGTCGAAGTGTCGTTCCAGCGGCGCCCACATCAGCTCATAGCCGCCGCCGTAGAACGGGGGGAAGGACACGAACGGGGCGGACTTGGGGATCTTAGAGATCCAGTCGAGGACGTCCTGACAGGCGTACCCCGCTAATGAGAGGGCCGGCGAGGTCAGCTTCGCCCGGGTCTTCTCGTGGAGCTTCGCCCACTGGGTCCGGTACGCCTTCACCTTCCGCTCGTGAAATCGATGCCTCCGTCCAACGGAATCCAGGAAGTCGGTCCCAAGAAGGATCGTCGCCACGCACGAGGCGGGGTCCGATAAAGATCCTTGCAGCCACCCCAGCTCCTCCTCCGATTCGGGTTTCAGGGTGATCGGGACAGGTTGGCCGGACGCCCACCAGCCGATCGCCGAGCTGTAGATGGTGACGTCGTTGCCGTAGTGCTCAATGCCGGGCAGCGAGCGGGCCACGGTGAAGTTGCCGGCGCACCCGTTGTACAGCTTCTTGACGCCCCACTGATCGACCATCTCGACCAAGTAGGCACGCATCTGCTGAGTGATGACGCCCTCGAACATCAGTGCACGTCATCCAGGTACGTGCCCTCGCAGATGATGCCCGAAGCCGGCTCGGAGATGTGCTCGCGAGCTGAATACGCGGGCTCGTCCCTCCGGTCGATCGCCTCGATCCACTGGACGGCGACCGCTGCGACCTGCACCAGCTCAGCACGCAGCCTCGATGGGGCGCCTTCAGCCAGCGCCTCGAATACTTCCTCCATCAGGATGTGCATCCAAGTCCCTGAGCCGGCGCGATGCGCGTTGTCGCACATCTCCCGGCATCTCGCAGCGAAGTCCTTGGCTTCCACGCGCTCCGGGAACAGGAATACCGTGTTGGCACCAGTGCCGTCCTCGTGGTTCTGCTCACCCCACTTGGCGTCCTGCCGGGCAAGTTCGCCGGTGATCTCAGACAGCACGCGCAGCAGACTCATCTGTTGTTCGTAAGCCATCGGTTCGGGGGGCCAGGTGATACCCATCTCTGCCTCCTTTCGAGCGGTGACCAGGATTCGCACCTAGATCGTCCAGCTGG